AGATACAGGCAATGCACCGCTTGGTGTAGCTGTAGAAGCCATAATTCACCCCGTTTTTAAAAAAGTTATATATATCCTAAACTTTAGGAATCGCTACCAAATGTTGTCTTTGATTTTCTCTCAAATACTTGTTTTGTAGCCATTCTTGAGTCTTGGTCCTTAAAATACGCATTATCCACAGACTCCATCTGATTTTTTGCTTGTTCTGAAAAGTGTTCAGACCTCGCATCAGCTTTTTCTTGTGGCATTTTGCATAAAAGTAACCCACCAATCTCTATATGACCTCTTTCTGCCCACTCAGACTTGTGATCCATCATCTGAACATGAAGTTCAGGGTGATCTTCCGCCCTACATGGTGTCCAACCTGATCTAAATTGTTTAGATACATTGGGATTATCGGCAGTTCCTAACAATGAAGTACGAATCCACCTAAATACCCAACCTGGTTGGGGGTCTGGATTTGGTAGATTAGAAGGATTTTCCCAACTTTCTACCCGTTGAGCGACCTCTCGGTCCTCTGCTGTTCTAGCAGTACGCACTTGTGAATCAATTTCAGTTGATTCTTCTGTTTTTATTTCACTATCTGTATTTTCTGTCATTTAAGACTCCTTTAATAGTTGTTTTGCGTATTGTTCAGGCGTTATACCAAGTCTTTGTGCTAACTTAACTTGCGTCTGAGTCAATCGTACGGAGCGAGGATTCTGTTTATTACCTGTATTCCTCGTAACAGGTGCTACAACGCTTGATGGTTGTGTTTTTTCTTGGGTTTCTTCCACAGAAACGCCAAAATAGTCAGGAAATTGTTTTCTCATAGAGTCATCAATCTTCTGAAAATACTGTTCACTCTTTGGATTTACACCTTCTGATTGTAGTGTTTGATCCAAATATAAAGCATATGAAGTCATTTTTTTGTCTGCAGGTGTTTGTCCCATAAACCAAGCATTTCTATTTGCCCAATCTTGAGTCATATCATCTACTTCAAACTGTGGCACTTCCTCTGGAGCTTGTTGTGCCACTTGATTTTGGATTTGTTGTGCATATTGCGGTGCTTGTGCTTCGGCAATAGCTGCTTTTGATAACTCTGCTTGTGCTTCTGCCATTGCAGTAGTATCACCTTCATCATAAGCTTTCTTAAATTTTTCTTGAGCTGCTTGTCTTGCAAAAGCTGCATTATTTACTGCAGCAGTATTTAAAACTTCACTACCTTGTTCAACCATTTGTTGCAGTCTTTGATTATCAGTCATCAAAGTTTTTAGTCTTTTAGCTGCTTCTTCTGATTGTTTTAGGGCAGATTCTTTTGCCCTTCTTTCTTCGTGAAACTCATACTTGAGTTTATTAATACGATCTCCTGCTCTTTTACTGTAGTCAGCTATTTCTTGATCTAATACATCATCATCAGGAGTTTCTTCTTCTTTTTCGCTCTCGACTTTAGGAGGTCGTCTATCTTCTTCTGGAGTATCATCAACAACTTCAACATCTATTTCTTTATCGTCTTTTACAACTTCATGTTGAACTCCAAAAAATTTATCTTCTTGTGTTTGTGGAGATAATTTCCCAGATTCATCTGGTTGAAATTCTGTTTCTATACTTGTTTCACTCATGCTCTTACCACTCCTGTTGGATCATCAACGACTGCTTCTACAGTATCGTCATTAATTAAGCGAAACTCTTTTCCATATATTTTCATGCGAGTACCTGAGTAAGCTCTGAAAACAACCCAATCGCCTTCTTTACACCAAGCTCCACTCGTAAACCTAGCTTTATCTTTATATGCGTCTGGACCTAATTTTAAAACATAACCACAGATGTTACTTACTTCTTCATCTTTTATTGTTTGTGATGCTTTGATAATCCCACCATCAGTTTTTTCATCAGCTTGTGGCATTGCTACTAAGATTTTCCAACCTTTTGGCTCTGGTAGCTGACTCTTAACTTCTTGTTCAACTTCTGGTGTTTCTATGGCTTCTATTTCTATGTTTTCTTCGCTCATATTTTGCATGACTTAAAGGAGTCAAGTTCCTATTCTATTGTGTGTTGTTCTACCCAATCGAGAACATCACGCTCTGCGAGAGCTAAACCCTCGATGATACCTGTGATCTTTGTGTATTCAGGAAAACTATTAGCTCCCCCTGTTGCTAAAAAATCTGAGTTATCATTCATTCTATCTCTAATTCTTTTTTTTAAGAATTCAGATAGTGATTGCTCATTGATATCATTAACCATCTTGGTCTAAATTATCAACGAATTCCTTCGCCATGTCTAGTCCTTTCTGATAGTCATCTCTAGCTATTTTGCTATCTTCTCTTTCTTGGTCTAACAAATCACTAGCAATCTGCTGTCCGATTTCTAAACCTTTGAGTTCTTTTTCTGTTGCTATTTCTTCTTGTTTGATAGCAACTGAATTACTTTCTTTTGTTTGTGCAAGAGCAACTCTGTTAGCGTCTTGAATTGCTTTTCTTTGTACTTCTGCTTCTTTAACCGCAACTTCTCTTTCTTTCATTTGCAGAAGTGGGTCTTGCATTTCTTGTTTAATTCTTTCTTGATCAGCTTGTACAAGAGCTTTATCAGTAACCCTAACTGCTGCTTTAGCCATCATTTCAGATAAACGCTTCTCTGCTTCTGGTGGCATTGGTTGTCCTATTGGTGGCAACTCTACTCCTAATTCTTCTTCTATTTCTTTTCTGAACTGCATAGTCAAATGATCATTAACATAACTTGAAGCTGCAGCTAGTATTGATTGTGCATTAGGTGAAGCTTGTACTAGTTTAAGTATTTCTGGATTTTCTTGTGCAGATAAAATAGTTTGTATATGTGCTTCGTGATCTTGATATTCAAAAGCTTTCACAGGAACATTGTTAATTAAGTTTTGAACTGCAGTTACAGGATCAACAGGTGCTATTTCTTTACCACTTGGAACAATGTTATCTGCATTAGGTATGCCTAAGACTTCAAGCATTTGTCTATGTAACTGCTTCATGTCATACATTTGTGGAGCAGTTCCTGCTAATTGTAAAGCAGCTTGATACTGCATAATCCTTTGTGCCATTGTTGAAGCATTTGGATCAGATACAGGTATAACATCAACTCTGCTATCAAAGTCTGCTATTTTAATATCTTCGGTTTCATCAACATCATATGGATATTTAGGATCGCCAAAGTCTTTAACTATGCCAACAAGCAAATCAAATTCTTTTTTCATTGAAGCATGAAGTCTAGCTTGTACTGCTGACATGACTTTCATGTTTCTTTCTATCAAAGCAAGTGTAGTACCTACAGGAGCTTGATTGTTCATGTCTGATATCTTCATATCAGAAATACTTGCAAAGCGTTTACCTTCATCAACAATAGTGCCTAGTAAGTTATATAAAACATTAGACGGCTCTTTGTATGGCAAGAAAGTAATGTTATCTCTAATCGCTCCACCAGGAATATCTACATCTCTAAACTCACCTGGCATTATCGGAGTATCATCGCCTTTGATTCTAAGACCTCTGGATTTCAAACCTCCAGGAAGATTAGATAAAGTTCCTGCATCAACTAATTGTCTTAGAATTGATGTAGCAGATTTAGCTAATCCACCTATCATGTGTATCAAACCAAAGCCATAGAATCCTAATCCTGGTAAGTATTGATAGTGTACAAAGTGTGATCTTGCTTTCTTTTGCGGATCATCTTCGTAATAGTTTCTTCTGATACTAAGTATGTCTCCAGAAGGATAAGCAAGTGTTACTACATAAGGCAAAGCTATACCTGTTTCTTTTCCATTAACAGTATCTTCAAACCCTTTTAAATCAAGGTTTACTTGCATTTCCAAAAGCGTATGTCTTTGATCATAGACATCATTTTCAGATTCTCCTGTTAGTTCACTATATTTATCCTCAATATCTGAGTAAGTATTTGGAGTCTCTGAAATTTCTATGTCTTTGTAAAAACCATTGACTTGTAACTTTCTAATATCATTAAAAGACTTACGCATTACATGAGTAGCTCTTTCACAAGTTTCTAAATCACTTGCACCATAATTGACTACTACATCTTCTGACGGCACAAATATCCCACTAGGTCTGCCTAAATTAGGATCGTAATAAACTTTTCTAAACGCTGATCCTGCTAATGGCAAAGAAAACAAAAGCTTTTCTGTTTCAGTTCGATACTCAGTCATTTCGTGAGTCAAAAGATAGTTTAAGTAATCTTCAACTCTATTAGCTTGTTTCTCTTTATCTTCTGTAGGTCTGCCTACAATTACTGTTTTGACAGGTCCTTTAGCAGGAAAAATTTCTGATATTGCCTGTGATTGAAATCTTATTACAGCTTCACTTAACATTGGGTGAAACACACCACACGCTCCTGACCAGGGGGTAGTTCGTTCTTCAATCTTTAAACCTAGTTGATCTAAACCATTTGTATAAGTATCTTCCCAATCTTTTCTGGAATCTTTGTCCATTTGAAAAGCACTAGTCAGTTCACTACCCAAACGATCTAATTCATCTTCATCAATAAAATCAACTAGATTGCTATTAAATTCAACATTACCTACTTCTTGTTGCGGATCGAAGTCAATCAACATACCGCCATCTTCTGTCTCAATAGAAACAGATTCTGGATTCTCTATGCTAATACTTAGTGCTTCGCCTTCTGGGTCTTGTTCTATCAGACCTTCAACAGGGGTTGCAGGTGTTTTCTCTATAGCCAATATTTACTCCTAATAGTAATCTGCTTTGCGATCTGGTGGTAATTCTTCATCTTCTTCGTCTGAATGTAAAGGAATAAATCCACCTTGTCTAAATCTTAATAATGCTTGTGTACTGCTATCAACCAAATCATCATGTTCCATGTTAGGAAATCCTGCAAATTCCTCAACAACTTCATCTGCCCACCTTGTACTTGGTCGCCAGACAACACCCGATGAAAAGAGATCAGATACTGCATTTACCCTAGATATCTTGTCGTTTCCTCTGCTAGGGGTATATTCTTGTACAGGAATACCCATAGCTCTCAGTTCAAATATCAAAGGCATACCTGCTGCTTTACCCTCAACGATAAAGGCATCAGGTTTGAATTCGTTATATTTTTCTAGTGCAAGTTGTTTCAAATCAGGAAACTCTAGTCTTTCTTTGTATGCGTCTAGCAAAATAACTTGTGGAGCAAAAGCTCCTGTTTCATCTTCTTTGTAAAAAACTCCCCATGTTGTACAAGCAGAGAAGTCTGCTCTTTGAGTTTTCAAAAAAGCCGTGTCCCAAGATTGAATAATAAAATCACATTGTGGTGGATTGTGCTGATTCCATGTTTTCCACCACTCTCTTTTTACCAAAGCTCCTTCTTCTGCAGTTGGATTCTGTTGGTATTGCGACTGCCATTTACTTGGTGGCAGTTCAGCTTTCAAAGCTTCAAGCTCTTTCAGCTTCCAAAATTCTTCCCATAATGGCTTACCCGAAGGCAAAATAGCGGGTAATTCAATAACTTCCCATTCGTCTGAGCCACCTCGTTTGATACTTGAATCAACGATCTGACCTGTCAAATCCCTCGTATGCCACCTAGTCATTACCACAACGATACTTCCATTTGGTTGTAAACGCTGTCTTGGTCCTGATGTGTACCACTCATAAGTCTTGTTAAATACACCAATATCAGAACTAGCACCCTCTTGTTCCGAATGCGGATCGTCAATTATCAAAAGGTCTGCACCTTTACCCGTAACCGCACCGCCAACACCAATCGCAAAGTATTCACCGCCTTTGTTCGTATTCCAACGACCCGCAGCTTTACTATCTGATTGCAAACTGATATCAGGGAATATACGCCTATAATCTGCACTATTGACCAGGTTTCTGACCTTCCTACCAAAACCCACCGCCAACTCAGCAGTATGGGCAGTCTGAATGATCTTCTTATCAGGATATCGTCCTAGAAACCACGCAGGGAGCAAATAAGACGCAAACTCACTCTTGGTGTGTCTGGGAGGCATATTTATAATTAAACGCTTTAAATCGCCTCTAGCGACCTTCTCGAACGCTTCCGCCATTATCTTGTGATGATCCCCGTGAATAAACGCAGACCACATCTCCTGAACAAAGTCCATATAGCTATCTACGCACTTATCTCTCGCTTTTGCAGCTTCAAGCTCCTCAAGCAAATCCAAGAGGTCCATTTTATCCTCTGGTGATAGATTGTTTATCTTATTTAAATTTAAGTTCATTAGTAGATACCTACGAATTAGTAGCCACCTAATAGACTAAGGGAGAGAAAAACATTAAAAAATCTAAGTAGATACCTAGATTCAGTAGATATCTACTAGGTGGCAAGGTATAAAAACCTTCAGATCGTACAATATTGGACGACTTCACAAATAAAAGCAAGTATTTTTTAAAAAAAATTTTTTACGCACTAGGATTCCTACCCCTTTATATACAAAAAAGGGGGTATGGGTGCAATCATATCGCTATCAAATAGATAGTATCTTTATAGTTCCATAGAAATTACTCATAAAATGTGCATTTCACTATGTATGTATGTCTGTCAAGTGGCGGTTGATTTAGGGGGGGACGGGGTAGAATTTTAAAAAAAAAGCTCTGGGACTCTTTTCGATCCAGTCGTTAAAAATTTAAAAAAAAACGGCTCTGTAAGTGTTTGATTACGGAGATTTTTTTTTATGATCTAAATGAATACTGGGGAAACTTCGATCTCGGGATCGTTCGGTCTGGGATCAACACAGGTCAGGACGGGAGCTGGTAAAAGTATTATCTAAAAAAATCTTCTAGCGATTGTTAATCGTTTAATAGTCGGTTGATACGCTCCTCGATTTCTTCCTCGATCTCTCCGACTGAGCGGGTTTCTGTTTGTTGTATGTTGTCCGTGAACATGGCTATTGATTTTCCTAAAAGTTCTAAAGCTTTGATCCTCTCGCTACCTCGATCTGCTTCTTTACTCTCTGCAAGTAATCTTTCAAGGACATAATTTTTTGTCCTCATATGTGAAGCAAGGACGGACGACTCCCTTTGCTTAATACCACGCTCTAATGCTTGGGTAATGTTAGGGTTATTAGCCATTAGTTTTGAAGCTTCTACGGAACACCACTTGGGGATAGTTCCGTCATCGTTTAGCTTGACCTCGTAAGATTTCGCATAAGCTTCTTTTATAGATTTTACTTTGCCCTTAACCAATTCATTGACGAAGTTTCTCTGTTTGGGTGTGAGTTTATCGCTCCCGATTTTTGAAATTTTTTTTGTGTCTTTTGGCTCGTCTGTCATTTACCTATCTTTTCATTTATTAGTGATAGTGAAAACTAGCAATAAGATAGAAGTATGATTTCTTTTTGTTATCGTGTTCCTTTTCGTGTTAATTAGTTTTATAATTCTATTTCTGGATAGCGAAAGAGTTTTTTTCTACCTTTCCATGTCTGCCCAGATGTTGCGACAACTTCGCAACGGGTGGACAAGAAACGAAACTCTGTGGGGTGTAGCCACGATCCAAAAACGGCTCGGTTTGAAAAGGCGGATTTGCCTTTGTGTATCAGGAAACAATTTACCTTTAATGGATAAAATCAATCTTCATTTAGTTTGATCTGAGTCTGTTTCAAAAATCTAAAATTTGCGACAACTTCAAAATAATTTTGGGCGGTGACCTACTCCGAAGGTCTTATTACTGTGGTGAGTAATAATTGATAAGAAGCCATGAAAATTTTATTTTCAAAATCGAAACCTTTTAATTAAACACGGAGATTAAATTATGTTTAAAAAAGATATTATAGATATGGTTAATATTGATGATCTTAGAGAGCCAGGAACGCTTAGAGAGTTTCTACATTCTTTGGATCATTGGACTATGATTGATTTGTTAGAGGAACAAATTATTAATAATGTTTTTGATCTAGCTACAGATGAAGAGGTTAAAGATTGGTATGCGGATAACTCTACAATGTCCCTATCAAATTTAGCGGACTCTCTCGGTATTTCTCAGGATCAAATAAATGAAAAATTGGGGGTGGCTCAATGAGTAGATCATACCCAGTTTGGAACATTATTAATTCTTGTGCCTATAGCGGAAATAAATCCTACGGGATTAGGGAACATGGAGAAGTAGAAGTCAGAGTCGGATCGTCCTCTCGTAATTCTCATTTTTTCTTAGAAACAAAAACGACTCATAGACAATTTGAGAATGGGGATCGTGAATTTCGTTTTTACTTGGACGGCTCTTTGGTTAAAAGAGCGATCCTTAAAAAAGGAGATCACGATCTAAGGATCGTTCCCTTGATCACTACGGATCATTAACCAATCTAAAAAAGAAGGGCGGGATTTTTCCCGCTCTTTTTTTTGATCTTTTTTTTTGTAATTTTTTTTATATTTATTTTTAGTTTTATATCGTCTAGCGATAGTCTGTCAGATAGACAGTCAGTAATCAGACGATATAAAAGTGAAAAGAAAAAGGGTAGTCCCCGTTCTGATTAGCTACATTTAAAAAGAGAGTGTGATTATTCCTCTAAAGGAAACTCAATAAGTGGTAAATAGGAAGCTAATGCTTCACCGAGTTAAGACTCAATACATACAAAAGCTTAGAGTAGTTTTGCCTTTTAAAGCTATGTTTGAAATATAGAAATAATCTAAGCAAGATCGAGTGATCCCAATGCGACCTCACTTGATCTTGTTGCTAATTAATTATCTACGGAGAAAAATAAAATGGATAAAAATATATTAAGCAAAATAACAAAATGGTTAAGAGATGAGATAAAACATAATGAGCCAATACTAAATGAAAGTGAAAAATTATCTGACGATACTTTTGATATTCATTTAGGTAGAAGTGAATGTGCTATATCTTTGCTTGAGCAAATTGAAAAATGGAAAGAGGAGAATTAAGTATGTCGGGAAATACTAATTATACAGTTGGAGAACTTATTAAAGCTTTAAAGAAATGCCCTAAAGATGATGATGTTCAAATTTACATCTTAGAAAATGGTGGAGATTTAGTACACGCAGATATAGAGAGTATTATAGAAACTTTAATAGGTTGTGAAATTACTGTAGAAAAATACAGACAGAGTACATAAAACGCTCTTTGGAGTTTTATAAAAATGGAGAATGAAATATGGAAAAGACTCGTATTTCAATACCACCTTCCGATAAGTTGAGAAGATACTTAACAGAAGGTCTATCGGGACGAGCAACGGCACACACTTTGCCGTCTTATCCTGAGAGAGTAAAAAGGTTGGGAACATAGTTTCCGTGTAGATCA